GTCATTGCAGGTCCCAGTTGCCTGTTCTTCTGAATCTACTTCATTTCCACAGTTTTTACAATATATTCGTTGATATATCTCAGGTTGCATAACTACAAGAGTTTTGCCGTCTTCAACCTTATATTCTGTTTTTTTAGCTTCTCTGATAAGTTTCATTGCCATTACGTAATCTCCATAACTGATAATAATACATGTAATCTATTCGCAGTACCAGCGGTAGCTTTAACTTCATCGCCTTCTTGTAGCACCAATGGCTGTGTCAAAAGCTCCACGGTCCCTTTTGCACCGACCGCTTTGTCTTTAAAGACGCTAAATTCAGGGTCTCCAGACACATTATCTCTGGTGACAGTTACTGTAATTGTATCTGCATTGTTGCTATCCTCACTTACAAGTATAGACTTTACAAGAGCTGTTGTTGACTCTACCGGCGGCACAGACGTGTCATCGGTGATCGGCACTTTATATATCTGCGTGGCATTTGTTGTTGTTAGATCAACTGCTTTTAATAAAAATGTATCAGCCAAGATAGAAGCTCCTTGCCATTGTTTCGTCTTTTGTTTGTTGCTCGTATGAGAAGTTTAGTTGTGTGATAATCTGATCAAGTTCTCGAATCAGTGTATCAAACTGTGTTCTGTCATACTCTGGTGTTGCATTTGGTAATCGTCCAATAGTTATCTTTGCCATTATCGTCCTCCGTCTGGTTTTACATCTAATCTTAATGTGCCAAATCTCCACTTATCACCTATGTCCGTACTAGATATAACCACATTTGCTTGTCGTGCTCGGCCTCGTGTGTCTATCTTTGTCGTTGTCGGTGTTACTGTAGATCTGTTAATTCTAACATTTGTATAGTTTGTAACTTTTTTGTTTGTTGCATGCGTGGTTGCTGTGCTGTCACTAGCAGCTCTACTAATACCACTCAATACACCTGTCGTTGTATTGTTTGATGTGTATGTAATAAGTTCTGTACCAATAAGTATCGTGCCCTCCGACGGAAAGTTAGCAGATTTTTTAACAGTAATGTCACTGGTTGATGATGAACTGGTAATAGCATTTTTTAATGCTGTTGTGCTTGTTGTTTGTGAAAAGTCTTTGAATGTTAACAACACTTCTGCGCTACCCTCTTGATCTTTAAAATCAGGTATGTATCTAGAAATAGATAAGACTCTTTCTCCATCCTCTATATCAAAATCACCGGACTGCAAAAAACACTCCATGGCTGCTGTGTCATTATCTGTGCCTTCTTCATGTTGATAGATTATACTAGAACCATCTGTTGCGCCTAATACAGTTGGTGTGTCTCCAACAACTGTAGCGTCATACTCTGTAGCATACGGAACTTGATACACACCATAGTCTAACCAAGTTGTTCTAGCCAATGAATTTGTGTACCATGTGCCCTCTACATAATTATATGTAACGTTTCTGTCTATAAAATTAGAATCTTTACTTGCATAAAACCAAGTAATTTCGTTAAAGTCAGAGTTTAATCCAGCATACACTAGTGGTTGCTGTGTAATACTAAAATCATCAAATACATAATCTTGCACAGGACATGGTATTTTTCTAACTGCACCATCAAACATGTAGAACGATTGTTGACTCATCCAGAATGTCGTACCATTTACATCAACAGCTGCGTAAGGTGATACTGCCCCACAGTTAGAAGCTAGTTGTGTCAAACCAAAAATAAACGGAGGTCCTATAAACTGTAATTGGTGTAGTGATGTATCAGTCCATATAAGAATACCACCACGAGATCTTAGTGTTGTAATAATTTTAGAACCATCTTGTATTCTAAAAGACCCAGCTGTGTTTGTGCTGGATGGTGACCATGTAGATGTGTCTTCTTGTGATGAGAAACGCAAAAATAAATCGTCTTGTGTTGTGGTTGATCCAATAGTTGTTTCTGTGCCAAGAAGTATGGCGTGCCTGTCTGGTGTTGATAAAATTAAATGTCTTGATGCTGTAGGTGCGTTTGCGTGTACTACAGCTGCACGTGTGGTAACACCACCTGATTTGTCCCATTTAAATAATTTACCATTACTTTGTAGCGCAAGTAAATCTTCACCAAAGTTTTCAAACACCCAGTATCTAGAATCTAACACTGTTTCTGATGAGGATGCAGCTTCATTCCAACTTGTTGCATTTATAGTGGTGTCAGATGCATCAAAGATAATTGTAACCGTTGCATTGTCCGCATGTGTAGTCGCATCATGGCTGCCAGCAGATACGGTCGTTGTGCCTTCGTTAGTCGTTAAATCTCTTGTAACAGTTAGTGTGTTGCTTGATACATTAGTCACTTTCATAATCTCTTGGTCTACTAAAATATAATCACCGTTTGCAAATTTACTGCCATCGTCAACATCAACACCAGTCTCTGTTGCATCAAGTGCTTCGTTAAGTTGATCTGTAATTCTACCTGTATCTTTTAAACCATTCCATGCATCAATACCCCAACCATAACCGTATGTGTTTACTTCTTGACCAACACTAATTTGATAAGCCGCGGTGCTCGATCCACCGCCCGTTGCACCTGAGCTGGCGTTGCTTGAGTGTGTAACCGTATACACACTAGAACTGCTAACAGATGTAATTTCAAACTCTGCATTCATATCTAAACCACCAACAGTTGATGCAGCTGTAAATGTTACAAAGTCTCCTGCTGTTGCACCATGACCCGCGTCTGTTACGGTCACGACTGCTGATCCATCGGTTGTAACAAACGGATTTGTAAGACTGCTCTCTGTTGCACGAATAGGTGTGATGTCATGTATTGCACCCTCTGTGTATATGTATAATTTTTTATCTGTTCCTAAAGCCAAGAACCTTGTTCCATCAAGCGATGACCACGCAAACTGTGCACGCACAGCACCAAGTAATTTATTGGATACTAACTTTATCCAACCACCAATTTTTTCTGGTTGACCATAACGAAAACGAATATTCTCTCCATCGATCCATTTATTTTCTGCACCGTATGGTGTGCTTTGTTTATCAAAGCCTGGTGCAAATTTGTAAGATAGCAAAGGCATATTTTTTCTCCTTTGTTAACTAGTTCTCTTCCACATGTAAGTTACAATGTATGGGTTCATGTGAGTTACCGCAGATCCAGAACCAGTGCTTGATGTTCTACCTACTGTTGCTGCGGTTGATGTGCTACATAGTGTATAATCGTGATTATTAAAACCTCCATCACTTGATCTAGCAACAAAAGTTGAAGAAGTATTATTATCACTTGTGACACGAAGATCTGCAAGGGTAAAGTGTTCGTGAGCTGCCAAGTTTGACTCACTGAGAGTATGAGTTTTTGCTCCACCTGTTTCTTCGGATGTGTTAAAATCACTATCGGAACTGCTTTGACTAACTAACATTCTACCTTCGCCAAAACGTGACCAACTACCAAAACCAAGTGACGTTGCAGGATTCGTAGCACTAGTGCTAATAAAAATAGAACCAACTGGGTACACAGATGATAGAATATATGTTTTTAATGTTGACAAAGTTGACTTTCTATTAGTGCCACCGGCACCGTCGTCAACAATCATTAAATCTGCATCAACTAAAGCTCCACCAACCTCAGTGCCACCATCAATATCTAAACTAGTTATAGCCAAACTACCTGCGTTGAAAACGGGTGTTTGAGAAAAAGTAACACCACCACCTGCAGCTATTGTAATTGCATCAGTATCTGATGCAGAACCAATTGTGCCACCATCAGCGATAACTAAATTAGCAGATGAAGTTATAGTGCCAGATGATGTAGTTGTCCCTGTAATAGAAACACCTGCACTAGAAGTTGCAAGACGCGCACTGTTGTCGTGGTTTAAAGTTACCGCACCGTCGGATACAAAACTTGCCATTGTCTCTGAACTAGCTTCGTCTTTTATATTAAGCGTGCCAGCGTTAATATCAAGGGCACCTGTGCTGCATGTAATATCACCAACACTACCAGAGTGTGTTAAAATTAAATCATCATCAGCTGCTATTTTAAGTTGTGCACCATCATCTAATAAATCTAAATTGCCATCAACTGTTGGATTTTTAAATCTGTATTTTATTGATTCGTATGTAAAAGTTGCCATTATTTTTCTCTAAACCTCCATCCAAAACTACTATCTTGATATACTAAAGTAAATGCCGCATTATTGCTATCAACAACCATCTCGTCTCCTGCAGTTTGTTTCTTTCCAC